ATGCCTTAGTTAAATGGTCAGGTATAAAAGGATACTTATCGCTCATTGATATACTCCAAGTAATGATTAGATACGTTGATAGCACCTTCTAAGGCAACTCTATCATTAGCCCAACGACCAGAGTTTTCAATTGTCTCTAAGTCTTGTTCCATTGATATCTTATGTATGTTTATATACTCAGTTATTGTTTTTAGGTCCATATACTAATTATAGGGGTTTGAATTGATTTTTACAAGCGGCGTAGGTGTGATACTGGTCACATCACTATGGTGTGAGGCAAAGATAGAACCTGGTAGGACATGTGTGTTTAATTTAATAATGGCCTGGTGAGGGCACGGACAAATCGGGGTAGCAATATATTCATCTTTCCAATAAGTAGTAATCTCCATAAGAGTATCACACTCAGTACAAAGAAACTCATGCTTAGTCCAGTGGTTTGAAAACATTAGTCAAAGTACCCTTCTGCCCATAGACCTTGTAAGAATTCGTGAGCGGTAACTAAATAATTATGAATAGCAGGATTCTCATCAGCATTAATTAAGAGATCAGCAGAGCCAACTCCATAAATCATATTATCTAAATCTTCTTTAGTATAGCCAAGCATAATTCTCCTTGTGGTTTGTGGTATGTATTAATTATCGCATGGATTTGGGAAAAAGTCAACTCTATCGTAATTAGAAATTGGGAAAAATGTCATCTTACCGTAATAAGGTTTGTAAGAAAATGTTATAAAAATATCAATCCCGGGCCCTTGCGATCTGTATCGGACTTGAACCGACGACCTCTACCGTGACAGGGTAGCGCTCTAACCAACTGAGCTAACAGACCTAATGGTGAGCAGTTTGAAATCATGCTCAGGATTTTTTGTTAGGCTAACGCCATAACATTTTGAACAACCTTTAGCAAACGATTTTTTTCTGCGTTGATAGCAGGATCAAATCCACTTGCGCTTGCGAGCATAGATTCGTTATTGCCACCACGAGCAGAACGATACCAGTCAAGGCGTTCGGTAAGAGCGTTAAACGCACCCCACGCATTACCAGCAATCATTCCATTAAACTCACCAGTGTAAATATCATTGACCATGCCAACTTTATTTTCCCACTTTTTGATTGAGCCTTTAGAATCCTTGTCGGGCTTAGGATAAGCAGCAAGAATGATGTCATTGAATGACTTAGCATTGACTTCTTTTTCGATCATTGCCTTAGCCATGATGTCAAATTCGTCCATATACTTGTTAGCCATGCCAAGAGTTTCACGAGCAATTTGTACCTTGCCGTTAGCAGTTTGAGTATGGCGAATCTTGAAAGATTGCTTGACACCATTCTTTTTCTTGATTGAACCAAGAGCAAGGTTGAGAGTGTTAGCGCATACAACACGAACTGGCGTGATACTTGCTTGAATAGCAATCGAGCCGTCATGTGATGTGTTGATGAGCAAATAAGTTTTAACCTTATCGGCAACACCATTAGGGTCAAGAATTGTTTCACGCTCTAGTGCTAACGCACCGAATACGACACGACCACCCTTGATTGAGCCAGCAGTTTCCCAACGACCACCGCCGTCTAGGATATTGTCACCGAATGAGAATAGATCCTCATTCTGTAGTGGGTGATAACGTTCTCCAACGATACCAAGAATATCGGTTTGAGTGTTATCTGTGGGATTAGTACGCAAGACATATTGGTACGCCTTGTCGCTTGCTAGATGTGCTGGGGTTTCCAAATCCTCAAGACGAACATTCCACCCATTAAGGTTAGCAGCAGCCAACATTTCTGTGGTAGATTTTTCCTCTGTGAATACAGTACCCAATCCATGCCAAGCAGGTTCACGGAAAGAAGCGAATGAAGCCTTGCCGTTTTGTGTTTCGATGTCATGTGCCATGAGTTTATTTCCTTTTCTGTTGTTGAATCTTAAGTATAGCAGGATAGACTGACAAATACAACTTAGGACAGTTAAACATGGACAATCTGGACATTTTTCAAGTGATCTTAATCACAGCTAATAGATTTGACAAATTAAGATTTTTGCCCCGGGATTTGTGAAGCAGTTTAAGGACGTGCTCAGGTCCATTAGTAGCCCCCTACTAAATTATTTCAGTACGGTCAACGCTTCCCGAAATATATTCTACGCCTTCAGGATAAGAGACAGAATCAAAATCAATATCATGAATTAAATTTAGCGCTGACTCTTCATCACGAGCCCGACATGTCACTGAGTATTGAACTGATACTTCTAATTCAAATTCTTGTGTTAATTCAAAACCAGCAATGTCGGCAATCTCTTGCGCTTCTGCTTCATTGATTGAAGCCTCTTCCAATGCGTTCATAGTCCATTCGTGAAGGTCATCCCGTAGTTTTTGTAGGGTGCCTGCTGTGTCATAGTCACGCTGTGCTAAGCGCTGGGAATGTAAAACTAAATCATTGATTCGCTCCTCTTGCTTAGCGATAGTGGCCTTAAGAAAATCCTCTGTTGCGATTGCTGTTGTATTCATGGGCTACTCCATACTCTCTGTTAGTTGTTTCATTTCTTTAATTGTATCAACCATGTCTGACATATCTGATTCTGATAAGCAAATAGTTGAAACAAGTGTTGCTGTTAGTGCTGATAGTGAGGCACTATATTTAAATAGTAATTGAGCAAATTGTTCGTTTTCCATGTACTCACGATTGCTAAACATGAATTGTGCTAAACTCATTAGTTCAGGATCAAATAGGGCTTCCTCTGTTGCTTCTTTAATTTGTAACATTGTGCTAATCATTGGGCTACCTTTCTAAAGTTTTGTGTTGAGCAGTTTCTAGTCATGCTCAGGACATTTCCGATTAAGGAATTATAGGTATTCGGCTACCGCATTGTAAGTTGAGGTATTAACTGTTTCCTCATCTGTCATCTTTAGAATACGAATTGCGTTTGACAATTCTTTCTTAGACTCACGATAAGTGCTTGCGTGAATAAACTCGAACTCACGCTCTGGCTCTGCTGGCATATCCTTTTCGGATACTGTCAAGTCAAAGTCAATGTTTAGTGTGTTGTTGTATGAGCGATAGTTAGTGCGTAGGTTAAAAGACTTCTTGACATTAGCCATAGCGAAGGCAAAGACATCTGCTTTCCACTTTTCAGTAGCCTTCTCGAACTTTGCTTCATTAACTGCTTGCGTTGCGTAGTCTGCCTCTAACTTAGCAAGGGAGGCTTCTAGTCCTGTGATGATTTTAATTGTTGGTACTTTTACATTTATTGCTTTGCTTCTAGCCATGTGTTTTCCTTTTCTGTTTGTGGTGTATTTATATTATAGGGGGTTGGTCTGACATTTTGGTGAGCCTTTTGGTATCTTGCTCAGGATAGTTCACGCCACTTATTTATAGTGCCTGTACGCTAGGCACTTAGTAATTAGATTACTTTGCTGTCCAAGTTGTGTAACGGGCTGTGCCATTTACATCTAACTTTACTCGGACATTACCATTTGCTTGTGGGTCAATGGATACGATTGTTCCTGTAACCTTTGATTTTTGGGTTGTGTAGGTGTCGCCTACATTGTAGAGAGCAGTTGCTACTGTCATTTTGTTTTCCTTTTCTGTTTGGTTGATATTTTAAGTATAACATTTCCTACTGACATTTATCAAATTATTACCTGATAATCTCAATATATGGAATTGTTATTTGGTTATACCTAAGTATGACAGAAAATCTAGGAAATGTCAATTCGTATCGTAAATCGGGGAAGTGATAAATCTCACACTTAATAGGCTTGACAATCATTGGGATTGGGGGCCCGGGCCTGCTTTCGCAGGGTACAGCTAATTACTCATCATCCTCAACATAAACATATAGCGAAACTAACTCATCATGTTTTAGATTAACAATATCTTTATCACCAAACTCATCAATAAATTCAATTTGGTAATCATCTCCGTTATTAGTATCATTAACTCCAATAACTTCAACAACATCATCCTCAACGCCAATTAAATCATTAAGCATTAGTTGCCCAGGTGTTAGACGATCAGCAAAGATTAATTCCATAGGTTTCATTGTAGCATTCATTTTTTTATTCCTCATCTACTGGGTCAATAAACCACGATAGGTGGTGTCCTTCAATAATAGCATGAGCAGGTGCGCCTGCGCTACCTCTCCAAGTTATGCCTTCAGGTAACAAGATCATGCGATCATAGTCCTCGTCATATGCTGCGTCAATAGCATCTATACAAGGTTGTACCATAGATAACGGTACTGGTGGATAATGATTACCCTGTAAGTGATACGCTAATTGCGTTTCAAGGTCTAGTGTTGTATCTGCTAATCCAATTGCTGTTACTGATCCCATTATTTATACCTCTACGCCTTCGTTGTTGTAAATAGTTAATTGCTTTATGTCTGCTACATAAACATTATCTTTATCTATTCCGTATTTTAATTGGAATTGGAATACATCTATGGCTTCATCATATGACTCTGCTTCTACATTTATGAAAGTGTTAAACTCAAATATTTCCATTATTTTACTCCTACTGTTCCGTTGCGGTGAAAGGTCTTAGTGAACATCTTACCCGTTGGGTCTGACAAGTTATAGGTAGCGTATTCCTTAGCAGTGCCATGATCAACGCATAGATTCCAAGCGTTTACAATTTCCAAGAGGTCTGCTACCTTTAAGGTATTGACCAATTCTCCGTCATACGAAGTGGTGAGTGAGTAGTTATATTCCATTAGTTTCCTTCTTTCGTAGTTGATATTTCTGATACTACCATGTCGTACTGACAATCGCAGGGTTCTGAGTAATCAAATGAGCAGAAATAGCAACCCATCATTTCATCGCATACACGGCACTGATACTTAAACTGTACTTCATCGCAACAATAATGAGATATATCCCAAATTAAGTAGTGATCTGTCTTATCTATAACTGTAGCCATAGGGGGTAACCTTCTTTCTTTTTCTTTATACTGTAAGCCTACCATGGGTCACTGACATTTTTCTACGACACGCCGTAAACTGGGAAAATATTTCGGTGTGTTTAATCTCACATCGTAAATCACCCTGTGTATAAGCTGTGGATAACCCCGGGCCCACTTTCACTGGGTTATAAATAAAATTATAAGAAAAATAAAAAGATATAACCAATGGTTCATTTTATTATTTCTTAGTGGCAGAAAAAATAATATCACTCTTAGAATAAACGCAAAGTGAACATGACACGCATGCAGATCCTGCAGCGCTAATCAATGGAATTTGTTTATTATTCTCAGGACATTTAGCAGCAGGCTTACCAATCATTTCTTTAAGATCTGCTTGACCTATAGCAAAATTCTTAGCAAGGTATGCCATACGGACCCCGCTATTAATTTTTAGATCAACAGCAGTTTTAACATTCTCACTATCAGCAGAAAAATACAGTGATAGGTTATCAATATCTTTTAGAATGAGAGCAGCAGATTTAACACGAGTGTAAACCCAGAATTGTACATCCGCATTAAGTTTAATTACATCGGACCATGCCGTAGTGTAAGTATCATTAAAGAAGTCACCGTCCCAATGGATACGAAATAGCATGGGCGCATTCTTTTTTACGCAATCAGCCTTAAAATCAGCAATCATTTCACCGATCAAATTAAGCATGGTTAAATAGTCTGCGTCTTTTAGCAGGGCCCAGTTATGAAGTAAGTTAACCTTTACGCTAGGGAATACCTTTTCTAGTTTTCCCGCATAACAGACACTCTCGCAAACAGACGTTGCGCCAGGACAAGAATAAGCCTTTCCAGCGGGTAGGCCGAAGGTATTGGCAATGGCTGCTTGCTTTCCATTTTTTGTGACAAGGTTAGCGACCTTTCTATCATTAGAACGTTTTAATTTCAGGGGATTAGTAGTCAAGACCTAGACTCATTTCTAATACCATATCTTCATGGGATACAGTATCTGCTAATTCATTTAGCCAGCAATAATCACACATAGGCATATGCTGATCAACAGCATTTTCATTACACTTAGGGCAGGTAGTTGCGTAGTATTCATCATAGAATTCATCGTTTTCAAATGTCATGGGGGCACGACCTTTCTTAGTTGTTGTTATCTTTTAATTCTAGCATAGCAGACTGACATTTTCTACCCTTGCGAGTATAAGTCTTTTTAGAAGGTACAGCAGAGGCAGCATTAGAACGGCGAAGTTCCATAAGTCTGCGTAATTCCTCAGCGGTTTTCTTAGTCATAAACTAATCTTAGCAGAATTGGGGAAAAATATCAAATAGACGTAAAGTGTTAAATATCACATGTGATCAATATCACAGGGGCCGGGCCGTGCTAGCAGTTTTAAATCTTGCTAAGGATTTTTATTTTACTTTTTTATTCGTTCAGTTCGCAAAGCAACTTGTAACCTGCGAATTTCTTTTTCTAATTGGATGTTGCGTTGCCAAAAAGCAATCATCATTGTAAGCGATCCAGCTAAAGCAATTACAATTGCGATTAGTGTTCCGTTATCTAAAATCAATTTGCCATCTCCAATTCTTTATAGCAAGCAATAGCAAATCTGTTTGCGTCAAATCTTTCGTTATCAGTTTCGAACATTAAAGAAAATTCATCTACCAAATCAGCAAATAAAATTTCTCCTTGCTCATCAAAAACAGATGTAGCAAAATAATTGCTAAGAATTTGAGCAGTAGCAACATAGTCTTTGCGAGTCATCATTTATTTAACCACCTTTAAAATAGCATAAGTGCCGTGTTCATTTACTTCAGCAAGTGCTGGCTCTAAAGCAGGCACTATAAATTTATGTAGCACTGATTCTAAAAGTTGAACTTGATCTAATTCGCTAAGTGCTAAGAATTGTTTTGCTACTGGATGAGTTTCGTCAAATTCTGTTACGAATTTTAGTGAGTGTTCGATTGCTATTGTCATTTTATTTCCTATTCGTTAGTTGGATTCGGGTGTATTAAATAATTGTATATCTTGGCACTGACAAGGCTCGACATGGTAGTCCTCGCCTGTACCAAAAAAGATTAAGCCAGTTGAGTAGCACTCATCGCAGGGGATTGTTAAAACTGAGTTTATCATTATCCACCTACCTTAACGGCGACAGTTGCCCAAAAGTTTTTGATTCCACGAGTTGAGCGAACTTCGATTGCGTATGCCTCGAACTCTGATCCGTACCAGACATCTGGGCGTGGTGTTGCGTATTGGATAACGCCTTCATCATGGCGATTGTGTGAGCGATAAGTCTTGCCGATTAGCAAGTCCTCGATTGAGTATGGTTTTGCTGACATTAGTTGTCACCTTTCTTTATTTCTTTAATTGTAGCGGATAGGACTGACAAAGCCTGAGCCTTGCTTGCGTTGCGTTGCGCCTGTATTAGCGCCTTATATTCCTCTAGTGTCATTTTTGACCTTTCATTTAATTGCTTACTATGTAAGTCTATACTATTAGACTGACAATATCAAATTAGAAATGCTAACAATTCGGACATTTCTTAAATTATTTTTGTGATCATTCTCACATTGGGAAAAATTATGTAACAATTTAATAACGATCTTAACTATTACGGCGTGTCGATTTGACTTTTGCGCCCGGGCCCTATTCTTTAGAAAGTAAATATAAAAAACGAAACGCAAAAAATAAAGTTAAGAAAAATAAAGCTCTGCCGTCAGTGAAAAAAGTTAAGTCCATTTTTTATTCTCCAATTCCGTTAAGCATTTTTTCTAATTCTAAAAGTTGTTCATTAGTTAAATGATCTAATTGTATTGCGTTAGCAAAATTAAAAATATCTTTACTCATTTTCTAATTCCTCATTTTCTCTAATAGCGTCCTCAAAATCCAAAAGCGATTGGTGATAAGCAACAGGGTCGCACTCTCGCAAAATCTGTGAGGCAGAAAAAGATAAGTTACCAATTTCAAAAGGCTTATACGATTCGTCTAGCATGTCATCAAACCATGATTTAATTTCAAAAGCGACATCAAAATCTAACATTATTTATCTCCTCTAATAGTTCCGTTAATTGATAATATGTCACACTCTACTTTTAGAGATGTGTTTTTGTTAAGGCGTGAAGGTAAGGCAGAAAGAAAATCAAGCACCTGTTGCTTAGAATAGAAAGGCATTTTCTTAGTGTTGCCGTTATATGAGGTTAGTGTAAGTGTTATCATTATTTTTTCTCCATTACTTTAATTATGACATCTAAATCTTTTTCGGTAAGCAATACGCTTGCGCTGCCCCATAGGGCTGCGTGTGCGAGTACGCCATGAGCCTCTTTTGCTAAGGCATAAGCCAAATCTCTTTTATCGTGGATACTCATTATTTACACTCCTGACATGTGAACTTAGTGAACTTTTTATCTTTAGCAAATACCTCTAAGTAATTATCATTACAGTTAGAGCATGCGATAAGTGCGGTAGAGGCTCTGCCGTATAGGTGAGGCTCTAGTACGGATAACAGGGCGTTATCTATAACCTCTTGAGTTTTTAGTATAGTCATATTATGACCACCTTTCTTTTTTGTTATTAAGGTAAGTTTAGCATTAGGGTCTGACATTTCTGCCCATATTGGCAGGGTATCTAATGTGATACTCATCACTCCCAACTCCTATTAGTAGCATAGGCGACATACTTAGAGGGAGTATATTCGATCTCTACTAGATTAGTTTCTAGAATTGTACCCGTTAAGGCTACAAGGTCTAGGTACTCATTAGCCTGTATCTCAGAATTAAAGATAACCCCTAAGCAGGTACTAAACTCTTTCATAAGAGGATATTTCGGATTTGTGTTTAACTCAACACGGAAGGATAATTTCCAACCTTTTTCTTTTAATGTAGTCATTTTGACCACCTTTCTTTATTTTCTTTATACTGTAAGTTTAACATAGGGGTCTGACATTTTCAGGGGTACAAACAGAACAATTCGGACATTGTGACATAGAACACATGTGAGGAATATCACAAGAACGGGGGAAATTATAACAATTACGTAACAATTTTATTTTTATCGGTGTGTCGACTTGACAAGGGCCCGGGATCTTTTTTGCTAATGAAAGATGTCCGTTTTATTAGCATTTGTCGTGTGAGGTTTATCACATAAATTTATTACACGATCACGGCGTGTCGTGTTGATTATGTCAGTGCCCCCTGCTATACTTGCCATATAACAACAACGAAAGGACATAAAAATGTCACTTACCCTATATCCCGTTAATCAGTACTATTTAACTGATAACACTCAATTTATCCATTGTGGCGAGATCCAATTCCGTCACTATTGCGATAAGCACTTTGAGGCTCAAGGTTGCTACTATTGCGAGTTTGACTACGCTCAGCCTTGCGAGTGTGACGAGTAACACATCGGACACGCCCCCAAAAGGGGTCAAAATGTCAGTACCCCCTGCTATACTTCCATTATACAAACTAACAAAGGACAGAAAATGAACCCATTTACAGCACTTATTGACTGGATCGACGATAACGCAGACTTCATGGCACCAGTAGGAGCCTTCATTGGCGTAGGTATCGCAATCGCACTATGTTTTATTAACGGGGGTAACTAAATGAATAAGTATGAACTAAGAGAAAAAGCCGTTACTTTGGCTAAAGAAAATTACGGTACAGATAAATACGCTGTACTATGGGGAGCAGCACAAACGTTCCTCACAGAAAAAGATCTACAAATTATTATTAGTGTATTGGAGAAAAAATAAATGATAAACGCAACATTGACAACAGTAGGCGGATCTACTAAGGGAATGAAATTCGACACTAAAGAAAATCTATTACAATTTATAGAATTGTTTGGAGATACTTTGCCATTAGGCACAGCGGTAAATATTGATGCGCCTCTTGCTGGAATTCACAGCGGTTGGATACAAGGTAAGTCTAAGAAAATCTAACAAAAAAGAAACGTGCTCACTATTTTTTAGTGTGTAGGTTTTTTTAAATCTGTATCATACACAACTACAAAATATTCAGATTTTAGCCAATTTGGTTTTTTAAAATTTTATTCAGAATTGTGCTACAATAAATCTATGAACAAAGACCACTATACTCCTTTAGACATTGCAAATGATGAACTTGATGCAGCTAATGATTTAATAGATGCAGCCAACCTTGCTAAAGAAAAATTAAATGGCAATCCTGAATAACCTTGAATACTCCTGGGATAAACCAGAACCACAATACGAATCTCTGGCTATGAAAATATTTTCAGATTTTTGTTGCAATGGATGTAGCTGTAAATCCGAATCAGACCATAACAAATAAGGTTTTAAGGTGCTTCGTATCTTCCATAATACTTATAGATCTCATATGGAATAACAGTCGAATCAACCCACCAGTCTTCATGGCCTATCTTGGCAACTAAAGAATATCCAAGGTTATTTAAAATCTCTCTTTGAGCATCACGCAGTGAGGCATTCTTGTAATTAATAACATACTCATGTTCGAAAGAAATCACGGTAAATCGATATCTGGATAATGGCAGGGCAATTAAACCATTCAATGGTGTTCCAATAGGAGCAAGAGGCCTTCCACCGTTATCCATAGGAGATTCAATGTCAATTTGAAGGTAGTCTATTTGCTTTGGAAAGTTATTTTCTTCAAAATACTTTAGATAATCAAATTTTGTAGCGTCTTGTAGCAAACAAGGGTTTTTTCGAACGGTATTGTAATCTTCGACATTTCTTTCGTCTAGATCAAAACCAACTCCAGTCCAATCATACTCAGTCTCCATCTTATAAGTAGTGTTTCCACCTATTGGACCTGCTGATCCCATCTCTACATAATATCCATTTTTCTTATATTCTAGGATGTCTAAAGCAAAAGTGTCTGAGGCTTGCATCACATTGCCTTTTCCTATCATGTATGTGTTAAGCTCTTGTCTGCTCATATTATTTATTTTATCTATACGTGGATCCATCATGTTCCTCTATTTCGCTAAAGAGTTCTTTATTTAAAAGAACTGGACTATCTTTTGATCCTCTTACAAAGGTTGTTGAAAAATATCGTGGTAAGTCATCGGTAACAGGCAAATTTTTATGCAATATATTCCCACCATGCATAACCAATGACCTGGCTTTAGGTTTATGAACTATGCCTAGCTCAGAATACTCTAGCTCTCCACCTTGGTACTCATCATTATAATATATACATATACCGTATCTAATGTGATATGGTTCATCGTATAGCCAGTAATCCCTATGTTCCTGGATTGTTGCTCCTTGCCTATACCGTTGAAGTGCAACACCTCCTACATATAACAATGATTCAAATAGGTTATTGACTTGATCTTCTATTTCTCTAAATACTTCTGGTTTCTCACCGTTATATTGTTTGCCATAGAAAAATCCATTTTTATAATCATCATTAACTGATAACCACCATTGCTCTTCATCTAACTCTGATGAAAACTTTAGTATTTTTTCTTGTTGCTCAATGGTAACAAAATCTTCAACTTCATAAATATCTGGGGATAACCTATTAATTTTCATATTACCACTTACCAATCGGACATTTAGCATTTAACAACATAGATTTAGCAGCCATAAAACATCCACATTTTTTGCAAGTTTGAGTCTTTGGTCTAAACCAATCACAAGTTTTGCAAATATCTAGTCGAGTTTCTTTTATATCTTTTTCAACTCTTGGCGAACCATTAATTAAGTCAAAAGGGGTTACATCATCCATATACTTATTATAGCCTATAGAGAGGACAGGAGCCGATTTAAGACATGTTTGGATCTTTGATCCATATGTTGTCTAGGGGAGGGTTTGTTATCTCTATTTTCGGCGACTTCTATATTCCGTCGAAATTAAAATCTTATATAATGATATAATAACTCTTATGACTATACAAGACTGGGCTGCTTTAATTTTAAGCGTATTAACCATAGTCGGCATCATGGCTGGCGGAATCAAATTTCTCGTAAAACATTATCTAAGTGAACTTAAACCCAATTCAGGCTCATCTATGAAAGACCAAATTTCAAGGCTAGAAACTCGCATTAATGAAGCAGATGTTAGTCGTAAGCAGATGAAAGAAGATCATAAGGTTATGAAAGAAAAGCTAGACCATATGTATGATATTCTTTTAGAGTATATATCTAAATCTAAGTAGTTCTTATGATCCCCAAAATAATTTGGCAGACCCAAGAATCTGAGTTTGAAAACCTATTGCCATTTCAGAAAAATATAATAGGAACTTGGAAAAACTTAAATCCAGACTGGGAGCATAGATATGCTGACTCCAAACAAAGAGAGCAAGACGTAAAAGATTATAACGATACGTTATATAAAGTATATCAAATATCCAGCGGAATAAATAGAGCAGACATGTGGAGAATGGTAGTAACTTATACACATGGTGGATTTTATGCGGATATGGATTCTATTTGTACGTTTCCGCTAAATAATGCTATATCCCAATACTATAAAAATGAAGATATGATATCCAGCTCAAAAGGATTTCAAACAAATTCTGAGTCTATAAATAACTCAAACTTTGCTGCTACAAAAAATAGTAAAACCATGAAATCAATTTTAGATGACATTATAGAAGAATGTGAAAAAATATTAGCAAGTGGGAGCAGACTCCCGAGCACTATACCTGGATTTCCAGTTTATGGTTGTTTTTCTAAAAATGCTATAAAAAATGAATATGGTGTATGCTATATAGATAACTATTTTAGTCATTCAAAAGACTATAAAGATAAGTTTGACATAGACTATAAAATTGTATACAATGGTAAATTGACTAGTTATTCAGAATTTGTAAAAGAATCTAATTTACCTATTTACTAATATATATAATATACTTAAAAACCTTAACTATAGTATATTCTTTTCTTTATATATTTTAAGTATAGCATAGACATTACTGGCTTTTATATCGATACCCCGTTTTGAATTATAACTTTTTATAACAATTTATAAATCTATACCATATTATAACTTTTTGTTATTAAACTCTATATATTCCTGGATTTTTAATAAAATAAGATATAATTTAAGAGCTAACACCTAGGTTCTACCCACCCCACCCACTGAGCTTAGGTGTTAGTTTTATGGTATAATCAATTATTATGTGCACCCCTACAATTGATAAGTATGGAGCTACTCCAGCAAACATTAAATGGACAGTGGTTCGTGGGGATAGCGCAAACCTTAAAATTGAATTTTTTGAGGACGATGAAGTAACAGAATACGATACTACGGACTGGACTTACATTGCTACAGCCTATGATCCAAGTGGTCAAGTATTAGATGATCTTCCTGTTGTTTCTGGATTAGGTTATGGTGAAATTCAAGTATCATCTGGGACTACCGCAAATTGGGGAACAGCCTATAGATCTGTAGTGGCAGAACTTTCTTTTGATTTACAAGTTGTAATCCCAGCTGGCTCTGGAGAAGGTGAAGATACAACTTGGACTCCAGTTATTGGAACTATTTGTGTACTTGGTGATGTTAGCGGAACGAGCCTTTAATGCCTGTTGTAAAGATTTCTACTCCAAAAACTAATTTGCCACCTGTTATAAAAATTGGTAAAAAAACATTTAAGGTAAAATAGTTCATGTCAAAAAGCATGGATTTTCCAAAAAAGAAATATGCTGAAACAGTTCAGTTAACTCAAGAATCATTACAAGGAAATACAGAATACATTGCCGTACCAGGAATGACTGGAGAAAAAGGTGATGTAGGGCCACAAGGACCTCCAGGCCCAGAAGGACCAAGAGGAGAACGTGGAATTCAAGGCAAAGAAGGAAGGCCTGGCTTAGATGGTCCTCAAGGCCCTAAAGGAGAACCTGGGAAAAGCAACGGTCAATCATACGAAAGCCAATCTGGTCAATATCCTGGATGGGCTTATTATGAAAACAAAAACAAAAGACAAATACATCTTGGTCCAAATAGAGGAGATGATGGTTGGGTAACTTTATCAATAGATGAAGATCCAGAAAATAATATATTATCATTTCTTCCAATAGGTGGAGTTTCATTGTGGAATCAGAACACTGGCAGAATTAATTTTAAACAGCTAAAAGTAGGAGCAAAAGTCGACATTAGATATGACATTATTTTAAGCACGGATTCAAATAGCACAGAAGCTTGGCTAAGAACATATATTCCAAGAGTTGAATCACCAACAGGGTATATAGGAATGTTGAAATATAAATATCCATACGAAATGTCATTTAATCAAACCCTGTATATAGATATATCAAAGATTAAATCTGAAGGTGGAATTATTCAGGCAAGAACAGATAGCGAAAGTACTATTATTTTAAAGGGCATGTATATATCAGTGTCTTAGTGGTATAATATATTAGGAGGAATCATGGCATTTCCAGGAACTTATAATTTTAATTACTATCGTGGCGACACATCAGAATTTGTTATCCAACCAAAAAATTCTAATGGAGAAGCATTTGACCTAACTGGCTATACTGCAAGTTTTACAATTGCTAGTGCAAGAGGGCCTATTGGTGCAGCCCCAGCGTTTTCTTACACTGCATCCGCAGTAGTAAATGATGTAACAAACATTATAACTTGTAAAATTATTCCGTCACTAGGAAGAACTCTCCTAGCTGGAACACATGTATATGATGTTCAAATAACTAATACAACACCTGAACCAGATGTTATTTTTACACTTTTAACAGGAACAATTACAGTAACAAATGATATTACGGGTGCTGGTAGTGCCTGAAGTATTAGTGTCAACTGATAGTATAACGGTTGTAGGACCACCAAACATTATTGAAGTATTAGTTGATATTGGTTCAACTGGAACTCGTGGAAATAGATTTATTGTTGGTTCTGGAGATCCAAATTTAGCAACAGTACAAGGTGTTTTACTCTCAAACAATTTAATATTAAACGATATGTATATTAATACATCTCCAGGAGCAGATTATGGTTATCTTTATCAGTATCTAGCTGTTCCTGGCGCAAGCGACCAATGGATTCAGGTTCTCGATATGAATCCTGTCTTGTATTCTCAAACACACTTGACAACATATACTGCTGGAACAGCACAAATTACCATTCCAATTGCAAACATTGTAACTATATCTGGAACTCCGCTTACAGCAGAAAATTTTAATATTCAATATAGTATTGCACATTCAGACCCCGTAGCATCATCTATGTCCATACCAGCACTTGCTGGGTCTGGAACAAACCTTGTAATCAATTTTAACGCAGTAGAGTATGACGGTACTAGTTGGGCAAACTTAACTGGAAATGTAACTACTCATCTATTTATATCAATAGTTGAAGGAATATAATAGTTTTAGTCACACTTTGTGATATAATTCTAGAGAGGTGAATCATGGCAAGTGAAAGCATAGGTACTTTAGTACCAACAAGAATTCCAAGTCTTGGAGACGCAGCTGATATTCAGGTTGCTCTTAGAACATATCATTATGGGTCTGAAAGTTTTAATACAGCTGAAACAAATACAGCAAACTTAGTTAGCCCATCAATTGCATATACACTTAATAGCCTAGACGTACGAATTGATGCTATTGAAGGAGGAGGATCTCTTTCAGCCTCAAGCTTTAACGCAAAAGGAGATTTGCTTTCAGCTTCTGCAAATGACGTTTTATCTGTAGTCACTGTTGGAGCAAATGGAACAATCTTAACTGCAGACAGCGCAACTGCTTCTGGATTATCATGGTCTACTCCTGCTGCAGCAACTACTATAACTACAACATCCTCTACAACAGATGCAAAAATTGCCTGGGATACTACAAACAAGCAAATTCAAGTTGGTAATGGAACAAGTCTTTTAAATTTTCAACCATTTAATGTAAATACAACTGCTAAAACTGGAGCATACACATTTGTTTTATCTGATGCTAGCACTCTTGTTCAAATGAATGGTGCTTATGCCTTTACCGTTCCACTTAACGCAACTGTTGCTTATCCTATTGGAACTCAAATACACTTAATTGCACTTACAACAGGAGTTACAGTTGCTTTCACTGTTGGAATTACTTCATATGCAACCCCAGGAGCAAAAATACGTGCAGCTGGATCAATGGCAACATTAATAAAGCTAAATACAGATACTTGGGTACTTGCAGGAGACTTGATTGCATAATGCCAATTCCAGGAGTAACGGGTTCTTCAGATAATCGCCAGCCAGGAACTCCAACTATTGGAGCTGCAACTGCTGGCAATGCTAGTGTATCCGTAGCTTTTACTGCTCCAGCAAATACTGGAAAACCTAATACTTCTTTACTTTATACTGCAACAACAACTCCAAATTCAATTACAGGAACTAGTTCTACATCTCCAATTACTATTTCTGGTTTAGCTAATGGTACTTCTTATACCGCAGTTGTTAAACTAAATAATACCGTTCAAGATTCTCTAAGTTCTACTGCTAGTAATTCATTTACTCCAGTAGCTCCAGGACCATTCTTCCCGCCATTCTTCCCGCCATTCTTCCCGCCATTCTTCCCGCCATTCTTCCCACCATTCTTCCCGTTCTTCCCACCATACTTCCCACCTTCTCCAACAATTACTAATCTTTCAATTGTTGAAGCATACAATGGAGGATTCTTAAGTTGGGATTCTACTCTTCAGGCTTCATACATGATTACAACTTCACCTAGCTCAAATCTTAATGGAGCAACTGGAAATACTGCTACATCAAGAACAATGACTGGTGGAACTCAGTTAACACAATATACCGTTACAGTAACTGTTTACACAGGATCAAGCCAGACTGGAGTTAGTGCATCTGCTCAAATAACCTTTACAACGCCAGCTGCCCCCTAATAATCAATTATTTTAAAGTGCATAAAATAAAAAACCCCTACTTTTTACAGTAGAGGTTCTTTATTACCTAAAGTTTTATTTAGGGAATTTTTGCATCCAAGCCCTAGTCTTTGGCGTAATACCTTTCCAAGAAGACCAGTCATTTCCCCCGTTGGACATATAGTATGCAATCTCCGCATTTTTTACGGGATTGAATAACTCAGCGTTTGTATCTAGATCAAACTTATCTCTACGATCAGGACCTAGATTATCGATCATGTTAATTTGAAACATCCCATAAGAGGAGTCTCCAGTCTTATGATTGCCATTGTATGCCAATGGACGACCATTAGATTCTTTTTTAGCAATAGCCCAAGCTACTACTAAATCCTTACCCTCAAACCCTACAAGAGAAAGGAGTTGCTTTAGTTCTTTATCTGTTAAGTGTGTTCTGTTTTCAAATTTATCTAACATTTTTGCCTTAGAAACAACAAATGCCTCCTTGTCGGAGGCAGGAGCTTCTACAGACTTATTTATTAGTAAATTATTTTCGGTACTTGATGCATTAGCAGAATTACTAAAAGGTGCAATAACACCAACTAATGCTAGGATTCCAATCCAAGCTTGCTTGTCTCTTCTCATAATAATAACCTCCTAGAGAACAAATGCTACCTGTTGGTAGCATGTATTAAGTATAACATAAAAATGACCTCAAAAGCAAACTTTAGGTAACATTTTTATAACTTTTCAATAACTTTCTTAGGAAGTGGTATAATAATAAGATTATGGCTGAAACTTCAATTTACGATTTTCCTTATCCCGAATTAACCGACCCAGTTGATATTGTGGGAGATATTCAGTCTTTGGCTGAGAGTATAGAAGCGGTCCTTTTTGCAGCAGAATCAAACATAACAATTGAAGTTACAAATGTTAGTGGTGTTTCTATTGCCAAGGGTGATCCTGTTTATGTTTCTGGATTTAATAATGACAGCGGAAAACCACAAGTAACTAAACTAACTAACACAATGAATTATCCTATGTTAGGTTTGGCTAAAGATGTTTTTGCTACAGCAACTGACGGTGTAGTTGTTATTTCTGGTATTTTTAGTAATGTTAATACTTCTTCTTATACCGCTGGAAATATTCTTTACACTGGAACTTCTGGGGGATTAACAGCAACCCAACCAGCAACTGGAGGAACAGCAGTAGGAGTTGTAGCAAAATCACACGCAACTACTGGTGTTATAATTGTTGGTAAACCAACAGGCAATGGAACTTGGGCAGCATTGAAAGCAGGGTTAGCATAATGGTAAGCTATAGAAATAAAGATGAAAGTTCGTTAACATCAGTTAAAGCTCCTACCACCTATAATCTTGGAAACAGACCACCACTTATTAATTGGACTATTGTTACTGGCGATAGTGCAGCATTTAGAATTTATGTGCAAGATGATCTTGGTGATGCTATTGATGTTGACTTATGGACAATTAGATCTCAATTTAGAAGATACTCTGACAATGTTGGAGACGATCTTTTATTTACACTAACACCAACTCCATCAGATCTTGACGGGCCTGGAGAATTTACATTATCTTTGACACCAGCACAATCTAAGCAATTATTAACTGCAGATGTATTTGATGTTCAACTATCAGATGCTACCAGAGTTTGGACGGTATGCCAAGGAGAAATGGTTATGATTGGCGAAGTTACAGATCAAGAGTCATAACAAATGGCTAAAGTAAAAGTTTTAGATGTAAACCATTATTCAAAAGTTGTATTTGATATAAAACCTAAAGCTTCAAAAGCAAGAAATATTGGTTATTATAAAAAAGTTCAAGTAAAAGAAACTTTACCTTTTAAATTACGAATTACAAATATTGGAATAGATGGGGTAAACCCATTAGCTCCGCCTGGAATTGGTGTTCAAATAATTGGTTTTTCTAACTATATTATCTAATATAAATGTGATATAATCAGCATATGGCTAAAATATCAATCGCAAGTGTAAAGGCTTTATTCCAAACTGGAGATCGTCCAAGTCAAACAAATTACGAAGACTTGATTGACAGTGCTTCTGCTCGTTCTACTGACCTTGGTTCAGATGGCAACAATGAGTCTACAATTAATGGTATTGAAAATACTACAATTTTTGATAACTTTTTAGCAAGCGAGTGGAGATCAGTAAAATACATGATCTCAATTAAAAAGACTTCTGGCGGTGCAAATAAATATTGGGCCACAGAATTAACCATAGTCCCTGATGCTACAGATGTAAACGTTAGTGAATATGGGACAGTAGATAATGATGGGAATATTGGCACCATCTCCGTATCTAGAGCAGGCGATACAGTTTCACTTTCTGTAGTACCTGTGGGTGGACAAACCCCTATAACCTTACGCTACTTGCGTATTGGGTTAAAGGCCTAACTAAGGAGATAAAATGGCAACAGTAACAAAAGACTTTAGAGTAAAGGCGGGACTGGTAGTTGAGGGATCAACTGCGACCGTTAATGGAAAAAATATTATCACAGCAGGTGTCGTTGATGCTAAGGGTGATTTAATTGTAGGTAGTGCAGATGATGCAGTAGCTCGTTTAGGTGTTGGCACAAATGGTCAAGTACTTACGGCAGCATCAGGTGCAACATATGGTGTTGAGTGGGCAGCTCCAGCAGCAGTTGGTGTCTTTGCTTCTTCAATTTCATTTGAAGGTTCTACAGCAGATGATTATGAAACAACTGTTGCAGTAACTGATCCAACAGCAGACCGTACGATCACATTCCCAGATGCAACTGGTACAGTAGCGCTTACTTCAGATGTTACAACACACGCAAGCCTTACAGAAGCACATGGTGCAACTGGTGCGGTAGTTGGAACAACTAATACACAAACACTTACCAACAAGACACTAACATCACCAAAGGTAAATGAAGATGTTGTTATGTCAGCAACTTCTACAGAGCTTAATATTCTTGATGGTGCAACACTTTCAACTACAGAGCTTAACTATGTAGATGGCGTTACATCAGCAATTCAGACTCAGTTAAATAACAAGGCTGCTTCTTCAGACCTTACAACTCACACAGGAGCAACAGAAGCACACGGTGCAACTGGTGCGGTAGTTGGAACAACAAACACTCAGACTCTTACAAATAAGACTCTTACGAGTCCAACACTTACAACACCAGCACTTGGTGTGGCTACTGCTACATCTATCAATGGAACAACCATTCCAGAGACAAAGACACTTGTTGTAACAACAGATAAGTTAAATGTACTTGCATCAACATCTTCTTCAGAACTTGCTGGGATCATCTCTGATGAAACTGGTACTGGAGCACTTGTTTTTGCTAATACCCCAACACTTGTAACACCAAACATTGGTGCAGCAACTGGTACATCTTTGGTTCTTTCAGGGGACCTAACAGTTAATGGTACAACAACTACAATTAACTCAACAGAAATCACAATTGATGATAAGAACCTTACACTTGGCTCAGTAGCATCTCCAACAGATGCTGGTGCAGATGGTGGTGGTCTTACTCTTAAGGGTGCTACAGACAAGACCTTCTCATGGGTAGATGCAACTGATGCATGGACCTCATCTGAACACATTAACCTTGCTTCTGGCAAGGCATTCTACCTAAACGGTACACTAGAAACAGCTGCAGCACAAACTCTTACAAATAAGACAATCAGTGGAGCAGACAATACACTTACAGTACGAATTGCAAATGATGTTTCTGGTCTTGGAACTGGCATAGCCACATTCCTTGGAACACCATCATCTGCAAACCTTGCTGCAGCGTTAACTGATGAAGCAGGTTCTGGAACAGTAGCATTTACTACTAGCCCAACTTTTGTTACACCAACTCTTGGTGCAGCAGCAGCAACAAGCATTGCTCTACCAGATGCCCTTGTAGGATCTGCAACAGCAACTGCTGGAACTTCAGCAACAACTATTGATACATTCTCAGCAACAACATATACAGCTGCTAAATATATCGTACAAATGAAAAAGGGTACTGATATTGAAGTAATTGAAATGCTTGTAGCGGTAGATGGAGCAAATAACGTTTATGTAACAGAGTACGCTGATGTAATCAGCAATGCTCAACTAGGAACAACAAATGCCGTTTATGACGGTGGAAATGTTCTTCTTCAAGTTACTGGAGCAGCAGCTGATACTGTTGTTAAGGTAAGCAAGACCTACATCGAAGCATAATTAAGAAAAGAGGCTAGAAGTGGCAACTGTAAACAAAGACTTTAAGGTAAAGCACGGGTTAGATGTAACCCAAGGCGGAACTTTCGGGGGAACTGTAACAGTTGCCACTCCTACTGAAAATACACATGCAGTAACAAAACTATATGTAGATAACTTACTAGGATCGGCAACTCCAATTGTTCCTACTGAATCATCTGCCCCAGTTTCTCCAGTAGATGGACAGCTATGGTTTGATACAGTATCACAACATCTATCTATTTATTCTACTGATGCTGCTGAATGGATTATGATTGCTACATTTGCTGATACCGCTGATCTTAGACAACACATTCACGATACAGCAATTGATGGAACTGGACTAATTGTTTCTATATTCCAAGATGCAGGGTTTTATGATTCAATCTTTACATCTACAGAAATTGCTGGGTTTTATGATTCAGCATACTGGAATAATAGTTACGACGGCGGAAGTCCATTAGATAATTTTAGTTAATTATCTGATATAATAGATAAAGGTCTGGGAGGACAAAAATATGGCAACAAGAATGCAACAGCGTAGGGGTACTGCAGCACAGTGGATCTCTACTAACAGTGGCAACGGTCCTATCCTAAACGCAGGAGAAATCGGGTACGAAACCGATACAAACAAATTTAAAATTGGTGATGGTACAAATCACTGGCTAAACCTTGACTACTTTATTGATGCTAATTCAACAGCAAATCCATCATTTGGTTCAAGCATTACATTTGAAGGTGCAACTGCAAATAATTTTGAAACTACGGTTTCGGTAACTGATCCAACAGATGATCGCACTATTACTTTGCCAGATGCTACAGGAACAGTAGTTCTTGCCGATGCCAGCGGTAACGTAACAGTATCAGGAGACTTAACAGTATCAGGAACAACCACTATTATTAATAGTACAGTTCTTGAAGTTCAAACTGAAGTTAAGTTTGAAGGCGCTACAGCAAATGGATTTGAGACAAGTCTTAAGGTTGTAGATCCAACAGCAGACAGAGACATAACATTTCCAGATGCTACTGGAACAGTTGCCTTACTTGATGCTACTCAAACACTATCTAATAAGACAATTAATTTAACTTCAAATACATTAAACACTACTCTTGCTCAATTAAATACAGCGGTATCTGATGCCGATGTTGCTTCACTTGCTGGATCAGAAACCCTTACTAATAAAACTTTAACATCTCCAAAAATTAACGAAGATGTTATTTTATCAGCAACAGCCACAGAGCTAAATGTTCTTGATGGGATTACTTCATCTACAGCTGAGCTAAATATTCTTGATGGTGTTACAGCAACAGCAGCACAAATAAATGTTCTTGCATCTTTGACTTCATCTGCAACAGAATTAAACATTCTTGATGGTGTTACAGCTACCACAGCAGAGTTAAATAAGCTTGCTGGAGTTACTGCAACTTCAGCTGAAATTAATACTTTAGCTGGACTTACGTCTACCGCTGCAGAATTAAACATTCTTGACGGTGCGCTTCTATCTGTAACTGAACTTAACTATGTAGACGGTGTAACTTCATCTATTCAAACACAGTTAAATAATAAGCAAGCAGTAGTCGCTAATGTTTCAGATACTGAAATTGGATACCTAGATGGCGTTACTTCAGCTATTCAAACACAAATAAATGGCAAGCAAGCAACTGTTGCTAACGTATCAGATGTTGAAATTGGATATCTTGATGGTGTTACTTCAAGCATTCAAACACAGCTAGATGATAAATCAACTGCTTCTAAGACTGAAACACTTACAAATAAAACTCTTACATCACCAGTAATTAACACACCTACTGGAATTACTAAATCTGATGTTGGCCTTGCAAATGTTGATAACACAACAGATGCTAACAAGCCAGTATCAACTGCTGCTCAAACAGCACTTGACCTAAAGGCAAATCTTGCAAATCCTACATTTACAGGGACAGTAAACGCAGCAGACCTTACTCTTTCTGGAAACTTAACAGTTAACGGAACTACAACAAACCTTAACTCAACTAACCTTGTTATTGAAGACAAAAATATTGTTCTTGGAGACACAGGAACCCCTACTGATACCACTGCAGACGGTGGCGGAATTACACTTAAGGGCGCAACTGATAAAACCTTTAACTGGGTAGATGCAACAGATTCTTGGACTTCTTCAGAGCACATCAACCTTGCTTCAGGAAAAGACCTAAAGGTAAATGGAACTGCAGTTATTAGCTCAACTGCTGGTGGATTTATATTTACTGATGGCACACAGACAAAAGAAGGAACTCCTTCTCGTACACCAATTATTCAAAAGACAGACTCTTATACACTGTCAGCATTAACTGAAAGAGATTCACTAATTGAAGTTGCAAAAGGATCTGCAGCAACAATTACAATTCCACTAAACTCAGCAGTAGCCTTTCCAGTTGGAACCTCAATTGATGTCCTTCAAACCTCAACAGGTCAGGTAACAATTGCAGGAGATGCTGGAGTAACAGTAAACTCAACACCAGGATTAAAACTAAGAACACAATGGTCAACTGCAACTCTTTTCAAGAGAGCAACAAACACTTGGGTTGTTTACGGCGATCTAACAGCGTAATAAGGGGAATATAAATGGCTAAGAAGACGGGTAAACGTTCATCTGCATCAAATGACTTTTTAGAGCCATTAGCGCCAACAAGCGTAACTGCAACAAACGTAGGAACAGGCAGAGCGTTTAACAATGGCGCAGCCACAGTTACATTTTCTTTGCCTGCGCTATCCCCTGCTGCTACATCATTTACTGTAACCTCGTCTCCTGGCGGATATACTGGAACTGGGTCATCTTCTCCAATTACAGTCACAGGTTTGCAATCTAACACGGCCTACACGTTTACTGCAACAGCGACTAATGCTGCTGGAACATCTGCAGCCTCATCTGCTTCAAGTTCAATTACAGCTACAACAGTTCCTGCAACCATGTCTGCCCCAACACCTACTGCTGGTGTTAATCAAAACTCTATTGCCTTCTCAGCCCCCGCAACTGGTGGTAGCGCAATTACTGGGTTTACTGTAACAGGATCTGACGGTACTTCTGGAACAGGTGCTACTTCTCCAATTCTTATTAATGATACCGCTGGAACAGCTCAAACTTATACAGTCACAGCAACTAATGCTAATGGTACAAGCGTTGCTTCTGCTGCGTCTGGATCAGTTACTACATTATCTCCATTCTTTCCTCCTTTCTTTCCCCCATTCTTTCCGTTCTTCCCACCTTTCTTCCCACCGTTTTTTCCTTTCTTCCCGTTCTTCCCACCGTTTTTCCCACCATTCTTCCCGTTCTTCCCACCATTCTTCCCTCCATTCTTCCCACCTTTCTTCCCGTTCTTCCCACCTTTCTTCCCGTTCTTCCCACCGTTCTTCCCACCATTCTTCCCACCATTCTTCCCAAGCTTCTCAAGTTGTTCAACAGCTGGTAACTATTGTGGAGCCGACGCAGGTGGTGCCCCATGCTGTGGAGGAGCAGGCTCATGTGATTTCTTTTCTTGTTTTGGAATAACAGGTTATGCTTGCGGTGGCAATAATTTCTGTTAAAATTGTTAAAAAGTAATAACTATGATATAGTTAATACATTAAATAGAATATGGAGTTGATATGTTAATAACTGAAGGACTTGTAAAAAAGGGTAAAGTAATAGCTTTTATTTCTGATGGCATTGTAGAATATGTATTACATTCTGTACCACCTTTGCCAGAAATTCTTGCTCAAGGATACACTTTTGTAGATAATACACAAGACTACCCAGACTTACCTTTAGGTAAGTTTAAAATTGAATTAACTAGCACAGAAGGCATAGTTTTGCCAATTTTATCAGATGAAGCTACTTATTCTGTTTTAAAAAGCAATCTTTTGGCAGTAGAAGTTCCAGAAGGATTAGAAGTTAGAATGGGTTGGAAATACCAAGATTCTGTCTTCTCTCAAGATTAAACATGTCTGAAAAAACTCCTTGGGAAATATATAAAGAAAAAAACAAAGATATGGTTGAACACCTATCTAAAACTGTAAAACCTTGGGATATGATTAATCCTAATGCTGAAAGAGCAGATGAATCTTTATCAAATAAAAGGTATGATATTTGTAAATCATGCCCAGAGTTAATTAAGTTAACTAAACAATGTAAAAAATGTGGTTGTTTTATGGCAGCTAAAACTAAACTTCTTAGCGCTACTTGTCCTTTAGATAAGTGGTAGCACTAGCCTTATTTTGCTTTAAATAGCTTTTTCATGCTATAATAAATTATAACCTTAAAAGATGGGGATCTTATGGATATTTATGATGAAAATGAAAATCATTGGTTTACAAAAGACAGGTCTGAAACAGTTTCAGGTAGAGTTGAAAGATTAATGCCTCAAATCAATATTTCTATTAGTAATCCAGGATTAGGACTAAACATTTATCATAATGTTTTTTCTAAAGATGATTCAGAAAGATATATTAATACGCTTGAGCACAATCTTTCAGGAGATAAAAAATATAAGTGGTCAGAAGCTAAAGTTACAAACTCTGATGCCCCAATTAAAAAAGCAAGAGATTGTGTAGACTTTAAATATAAGCAAGAAAATCTTGGGCCAAGAGATGAATCTAATCAAGACTTAATTGATCTTCATGAAGAGATTTACCAAAAGCTAAAAATGTGTGTAGACGACTATGCTCATTATTGGGGAATTAATGTTACATATTACGAAGCATTTAACTTTGTAAAGTATGAGGGTGAAGGAACTCACTTTAATATTCATGCTGATCATGGCCCTGCTTATAATTGTACAGTCTCTGCTGTTATCTATATTAATGATGATTATGAAGGCGGAGAGATTAAGTTTCCAAGATTAGATAATTTTGTTCATACTCCAAAAGTTGGAGATATAGCTATATTCCCTTCAAACTATATTTATGAACATGCTTCTTTGCCAATGAAAACAGGAACAAAATATTGTGTTGTTATTATGACAGACATAAACGAGCTGAGCCATTAATGAATAAGTTGGCAATCTTTAGATCTTTTAGGCCTTGGCTAAATAAGGATAGTGTTTCTGTTCCAGCACCAACACAGAATGTTATTCCTCAATGGTATAAGGATGCAGACAGATTTGCAAAAAATCCAATGAACAATGAATATTATAATGCACCAAAAGAAACTTGCCCTTTTCCAAAAGACGGTACAGTAGATGACTATGGAAAAATTCCTACATGGAAAGCATGTCCTGCAATCATGGATGCATTTTCAACTGGATATGTTTTTAAAACTCCTTGCGATTTAATATTTTCTAAAAACGTACAAGGAGTTATTGGTGTAAAGATTGAAGATAGTAGATATCAAGATTTCTGTACTCAAAGACCACCGATGCCACAGTTTGAGCATCCAAAAGGATTCTATGAGCACCATTTTGCTTGGTCTTCTGATTGGGGGCTAGAGTTACCAGAAGGATATAGTGCTTTGTTTATGACACCAATGAATAGATTTGATCTGCCATTTTTAAACACAACAGGAATTGTTGACTCAGATAAGGTTCATTTGCTTGGAAGCTTTCCATTCTTTATTGCAGAAGGTTGGGAAGGAACAATTCTAGCAGGCACTCCATACCTACAAGTCTTACCATTTAAAAGAGAAAACTGGAAAAGTGAAGTAGAGATATTAGGACAGGCTGAGATTTATGATAAAATGTTTAACAACATGAAGTTTTATAGACAGCCTGATGGCGGAGTATATAAAAATAAAGTTTGGTCAAGAAGAGAATACAAATAAGGAGAATAGAATGGAAACATGGACAGAAAAAATAGACCTTGGTAATGGAATCTTTTGTTACAAGGGTGTAATTAAAAAAGAAATTGATGTAATAAAAAGACTTGAAGATAATCTTAAGCCAGAAGGAGATACCACTGGGTACAGCTGGCAACCTGCGTATGTAGGATACAAACAACTAATGCCAGACTATAGAGATTGTAATGATTTTAAGTTTAAGAAAACAGATATTGAAAATGATAAAAGTCAAGTCAGTCTAAACCTTCAATCACTTTGGCAAGATCTTTATGATGTAAAATTACCAGCAGTAGAAGATTATTGCAGAATGTACAATATTCATAATTTGAAATATTGGGAAGCTTTTAATTTTATTAAATATGGTCAAGGTCAACACTTTATGGAACATCACGATCATGGGTTTTCTTATAATTGTACTGTTTCTTTAGTTTCATATGTTAATGATGACTATGAGGGCGGAGAACTTTTCTTTAGACTACAGAACCTAAAAGTCAAAGCAGAGGCTGGGGATTTGTTTATTTTCCCATCAAACTTTATGTATCCACATCAAGCCATGCCAGTAACTTCTGGAACTAAATATTCTATTGTAACAATGCTTGATTACAGTAAAAAGTTTCACACTCCAGAAATGTATAGTGCAGAGGCAGACTAATGTTTAATATCTCAGTTGAAAAAACACAGGGGGCTTTGTTTGATATTCAGCCCATGTCAATTAAAAGAGACTGGATGGATGTAACATCAGAAGGCCATGCTTATAGATGTTTTCCAGTAACCCAATCAAACGTAATTGGCTGGAGTCTTTCTTGTGTAGAAGATATTGAGTTTATTTGGGATGGAGTTAATGATCAAACTCCAGATCGTGTTGAAATATTCAGCCCATCGGGAGCATATTCTGGAAGAGGTCAATCTTCTATAAGTTTAAATACGGGTTTAGTTTTTAGAACAGACAAAGATGTAAGTATTTTTACTATTAATCCAGTAAATTATTTTAGCAATGAGTTTGAAACAATGTCATCATTAATGAGCACATCTTTTTATGACAATCCTCTGCCTTTAGCTATTAAAGCAAAAGTAGCAAACAAAAGAGTGGTTATCAAAGCTGGAACCCCAGTTGCTACAATAATTCCTATATCTTTGTCAAATTTAAACGGTACAAATATTGAAATTGTTAAATACCAAGACAATGATAGAACAAGATTAGAAGCCAATATGTCCTATGGAAATGCTGCACAAGAAATAAATAAAACTGGGAAATGGACAGACTGGTATAGAGATGCGGTAAATGAAAACAAAGAATCTCAAGGTTCACATGAGGTAAAAACATTAAAACTAAGCGTAACAGACAATACGAAGGGTGATATAATATAAATATGGAACAAAATAAAGACTCATATACAGTAGTTAAAAGAACACCGTCTATAACTCCATCTGGGTGGTTTGGGGATAGCAAAGACATGATTGTTGAGCTAGAAAACTTTATGACGCAGGAAGAGATAGAGTTTTTAGAAAAAGCTGCCAAATCTTTAACAATTTGGGATGTAACCGAAAGCCATGTAAATGAAAATGGAACTGTTACCTATGATTCAGATTATTGGAAGGATAGAGTTGCAACTCAGCCAACCTTAGACAAGAATGATCCTAAAATATCACCAATAGTTGCTGGCCTATTTCAAAGATTAAAACCAATTGTAGAAGAGTTTTATAAAGTAGAAGTTCACCCAACTGGAACAACCATTGTTAAGTGGCTTCCTGGACAATTTCAAAAACCTCATGCAGATAAAGAATTACATGAAGGCCCAGATGCTGGAACTCCAAACGATTTTCCCAACTATGATCTTTCTAGTTTGTTTTATTTAAATGACGACTACGAAGGTGGAGAACTATACTTCCCACTACAAGGTGTGCAGTTTAAACCTAAAAAAGGTGCTGCTTACTTTTTCCCAGGGGATAAAAATTATATTCATGGAGTTACTGAGATTAAGAGTGGCATAAGATTTACATGTCCATTTTTTTGGGAGATTAAAAAACATACGGGGGAGAGACAACCATGACAGAGCCAGCGCTTAACCCAATAGAAATATATCCACAAATATTTGTTTATAAAAATATGTTTAAGGATATAACAAAGACGCACTCCGAGTTAAAAAATTCTTCAGGTCACGAAGACGAACTGCTAAATGAGTGGACAAAATGGTCTGACTTTGGAGAGTATTTAAACCCTACATTTAAAGATCATCCACACGGATTTAGCACAGAGTATTTGCAGCAGATAGAAACTAAAACAGATAAACAGGAAGTTCAAAAACTTGCACTTCTAGAATTATTTAATAACTTTTATGCAGTAACAAAAGACTACGCTATTAAAAATAATATAGATCTTGATCAAGATAAAGAGATAACAAATCATTATGGAGAACAGGTAAAAGAGTGGAACAGGTCTGGACCATCTATAGCAAGATATAGAACAGACATTGTAGACCCAATAGCCATGACATATCATTCTGACTATATACGCCAACCAATTGTTAGCCCAGGGTACAAGTTTGTAATAACTGCTCTAGTGTATTTTAATGATGACTATGATGGTGGAGAGATTGACTTTATTGTTGATGGAGAAGCCTATAAGTATAAGCCAGAAGCAGGAGACTTTTTAGTATTTCCATCAGGTCATCCAGACATACTAACAAAGAACGGCTCAGTCTATATTCACGGAGTTATGCCAGCAAAAAAGACAAGTAAATACCTATCCAGAATGTATTGGATGAAGTATTCTCTTGGAGATGATGAATGGTTTGAAAAAGAGAAAGAATTTGGAAAAGATGTTTGGGAATCAATGCAGCCAGATATAATGCAAAAGTTTAGAGATGAACATCCCAATAAAATTAATGCAGACAAAGAAAGAAGGATAAAATGAATCTAAACAATAAAAAAAGAATTACAAAGGACATAGTTATTTATGAAAACTTTGTTACTGATGAAGAGTGCCAAAAAATGGTTCAAGCACTTGATGCTCAAGCAGAGGGTGGAAAGTTATCATGGATGCCTATCTCATTTTATGAGTCATACTCTTCTGTACTTCCACAAGACAATGACCAAGAAGTTCTTGACGTTGGACTATCTCCAACTATTTTTTCAGATATTGAAAAGATGATGCCAGAAGCAATTGCTTCCGTACACGACTTAGATCCAAAGGTAATATCAAAAATTGGATACCATACACAAAAGTGGGAGCCAGGAGCATACGCAAGAATTCACTCTGACAATACAGATGAGCATGGAAAATCTGGGGCATTTACGAGAAGTAGGTATGCAGGCTTTTTATACCTTAATGACGACTTTGAGGGAGGACTGCTTAAGTTTCCAGCACAAGACGTAGAGATTCAACCAAAGGTTGGAATGCTTGCCGTATTTGACGGAGGATTTAACAACATGCACGAAGTATCCCTTATTACAAGTGGAGTAAGATATACCATCGGATCTTTCTGGGATGACAGAGAAGAATCAGATTATCCGCAAGAACTAAGAGATGCCTGGGCTGTAGAAATGAAAGAGACTAGAGCCAATCAAGAAATTGAAAGAGCAGAGTGGCAAGAGCTTTTAAAGCAAGGTTGGAAGTTGGATGCAAATGGAAATAAGTACAAGGTAGAAGATATTCTAAATGATTGAGTCCTTAAAAAAACAGTTGACAGATGCTGGCTATGTAGTTGAAGATATTACCTCAAAACTATTTTCTGTTGAAAACTTTTTATCACAAGATCAAATAGATACTTTTTGGGATATTATAAATAGTACATCTCAAGAAGACTGGGAAGTAGAATATCACGCAAACTTAAAAAACTTTTGCATGCAAAAATTTGGTAGAGATGATGTAGATAATCTGGTTGCTGAAGGTAAGTTTGAAGTTACTCAAAATTGGAAAGATAAAAATTTTAATATATTACACCATGAGATATACAGACCATTATATGATGGTTTAAACTCAATGGTAGTAAAATCTGATCCAGAGTTAATTTTAAGTGGTTTTGCAACAATTCAAAGAATGCAAGCGGGGGTAGAATTAAAATCTCACACAGATCAAAGAACAGATCCATCTATAAAATATGCTACAATTGTATATATTAATGATGACTATGTAGATGGTGAGTTATTTTTCCCAAACCTTGATATCCAGTTAAGGCCTAAACCAGGAACTATGTTATTTTTTCCAGGCGATGAAAAGTATGAACATGGAGTCAAGCATGTAGGAGATGGACCAGTAAGATATGTTCTTGTTGGATTCATTAAAGAAAAAGATCACTATCAAAAGAATAGGTACTAGGAGGCACCAAATGGATAGAGAAATACTTGAAGAAAAGGTTTACTATTACACAAATGTAATTGAAGACCCAAAAAGACTTGTTGAAGCAATTGAGAATGACAATCAAGATCCTTGGGGCGAATGGATGGCGTGTAGTGGACAAGAGTATGTCTATGGAACAGATAAAAGTATTTCCCAGGCAGACCCATCAGATGAAAAGAATACTTATATTTATTCCACACTACAAAAGGCTTTTGACGATGTAGCAAGAGACTATGCAGCAGCCCAAGGTATTACAGAAGAGCCTAAACTATTTCCAATGTATCCAATTAAAAAATATCAAGCTGGTACATTTATGGGAGCACACTTTGATCAACAAGAGGGAGACGAAAGACTAAAAGTTTCTTTTGTTATGTACCTAAATGATGATTATGAAGGTGGGGAAATATCTTTTACTATTGCTTCTCCAGGAGGAATATTAACAGAGGCAAGACCTCCAGCAGATTTTGCAGAAGCCGAAAAAGGATTAAACTATACATTTGCTATAAAGCCAAAAGCAGGAAGCATCATTGTATTCCCACCATCACCTCCATATCACCATACAGCACACCTAGTTAAGAGTGGCTTTAAGATTATGGTTCCACAACATTGGATTCATTAATATTAAAACAGCTATAGTAACTGGAGCAAGCAAGGGTGTAGGGTTAGCAACAGTTAAACGTTTGTCTGAAAATGGATACAAAGTTATTGCTGTTTCAAGAAATCTTTCAAAAGTGTCTAAGATTATATCTGATAACGTTGAGGTATATAACCTAGACATAACAGACTCTAAAGCAATAGAAATATTCTTTGAAAAATACAAAGATATTACTTTAGATCTTCTAGTTAATAATGCTGGAGGAGGATCAGGTCCAACTCATATTATTAATGAAACTCCAGAAAATTTTAGAAAAGCCTATGACATAAACGTTACTGGCCCTATGTATTTATCTCAACTATTTGTTCCTTGTATGGAGAAATCACAATCTCCAACTATTATATTTATTACTTCTTTTGGTGGCAAGGTCCCATATCGTGGTGGAGGAAATTATACAAATGCTAAAAGAGGTGAACGTGGCTTAATTGATACAATGAGACTTGAGTTTCCTCAATTTGGTATTAAAATTACAGAAATCTGTCCAGCAACTATTGATACCCAAGAACAAAAACGGGAGCATGCATTAACTGCAGAAGATTTAGCAGAAGCTATTTACTGGGTAGGATCATTACCAAGTCATGTTAATATAAATGAAATTGAAATTTGTCATATCAACAGTAGCAAGTATAATTAGTTTTTTATTTATAACACTTTTGTTATATAAAAGTACTAACTATAAACAATAACTTTATACATTAAAACTGAGCGTGGAATTGTTTTTAATTCTATGCTATACTTAGGACTACTTCCGATTCTACGAAGTACTCAACCAATATTAGAAAGGTGGCATACTTAAATGT